TAATAGTCACCTTTAGATCCTACGCTACTAACAATAGTAGGTGTGTTTGTTGATGCATTCCAAGTACCCTCGTACATAACGCCACCAACTAAAGCACTAATTTGATTTTGCACCTTACCAAACGCACCCAAAATACTATCCGTGTCAGCAATGGTGCCGCCGCCTACTAAATTAAGTCCGGTTAAAACCTTACCAGTTACCGCGCTATTAAGTAAAGTAGGGTTTGCATAAGTACCGCTTAACTCACCGCCCGCAGCTATGCCGCTTATAGTTGTTAAATATGTATTGTTGTCATAGCTTATTGTAGTACCGCTTATCTTTACAAAGCCGGTGCCGTTAAGCGCCGCTTGCTTATTATTAAACGTAGTAAAATCGGTACTTGATAAAAAACCATTGCTTGCACCGCCAGCCTGGCTTATGCTTACTACTCCGCTCGTTACACTAATTGGCAAAGTGCCGGTTATGGCAGCCCTTGCACGTGCATCGGTATAATAAAGGTTTGTTCCTTCGCTTAAATCCGTAGTAGTTTTACCACTAAACGCAGTATTAAATCTTGCTTGAGTATAATAAAGATTTGTATTTTCCGGTACCGCTAAAGTGTCTAAAGTTTGAAAAGTCTTGTCACCTCTATAATATTGCGCCGTTGTACCCGCCGTAATTAATGGCTGCTTATTATTAAAAGTATTCCAATCGGTAGCGCTTAAATATCCGTCCGTTGTTGTATTACTTTGAGCAATACTTATAACACCGCTTACCTCACTAATCGGAGCCGTGCCACTTATAGCACTATGCACCCTTGCATTTGTAAAATATAAATTTGTGCCTTCGGTTACTTGGCTTGTTGTATAATCACCATTTGCCGAAACTACCGCACCCGTTCTACCAAATACGCTAGTTACCGCGTCGGTGTTATCGTCAGTCCAGCTTGCAGTAATTGTGCCGCCGTCTTGCTGGTTTAAAGTTAAAACTTTAGTTGTTGTACCCGTAACCGCTGCACTATTGATTTTATCATTATATGCAGCATCCCAAGTAGCTTGACTTGCCGTTGTTGCTATTGCATAACCGCTCGCCATGCTAAATATACCGCTTGCACTATCATAGTTAATGCCGGTAATTGTCTCGCTTATTGCTGCGCGTGATCTTGCGTTAGTATAATAAAGGTTTGTGCCTTCAGCTACTATGCTTGTAGTATAATCGCCGGCTTGACCTACTACGTTACCAACTCTACCAAATACACTAAATACATTACTTGGCAATGGATACGCACCCGTCTCGGTAACTATGTTTACAATCTCTTCAGTAACGTTAATATTTATTACTTCGTCGCTTACGTTTATTATTTCCATTATGGCTTAGTTATATCTTCTTGAACAATAAAGTTACCCCAAATATATGTCTTGACCTCGCCACTTGGGAAGGTTACATTCATATCGTAGACGTATGTACCAGCCGCTACCTCTACTTTTTTATTTAAGGTTATTTGGTTTCTACTTACACCGCCAATACTTATGCTACTATTAGCCGTGCTTAAAGTTAATTCTACGCTTGCACTTGTAGGCGTTGGCCTTACTTGTATTAAAATAGTAGAGCCGCTTAAGTCTACTGGTGTAGTGTCTGCAAGTATTGCAAAGGTTTGACTCCAGGTGTCGTTGCGCCATATCTTTACATTATATTGCGCTGGTCTTAAATCCGCGCTAGTGCTATTGTTGCAACTCATTTTTTTATGGGTTTAATGGTATGTCACAAGCATCAAAATCCGAAAACGTGGTCATGTCAAAGCTAACCTCAACACCGGCCAAATAGTCTTCAAACTTATCGCTTATTAAATTATATGTTATATTGTCACTTATCGTCCAATTGTTCGCGCCGTTTCTAAGCTTACTAATAATGTCAGCACATATCTGCAACTGATCGCTAGTTACATCGTCCTCAAATTCTCGCTCCATTCCGGACTTATCTAAAAACCAAAGCGTCAAGTTAAAGATTTGCTCACGCCCTACATTCAAGCTACCCGTGTTAACCGCATAACAAGCAACCGGAAAAACCGGCTGGCTATCCGCGAATAACCACTCGCGCGGCGTCGCACTCTTTACGCTTTTTATCATCGCGTGCGTATCTAATATCGTCTTTATGGTCTTTATTACTTGGTTGTAGGTCATTAAATTTTTGTTTTACTTTGTCTATGAACTCGCGTTTATAACTTCGTACTTTCATAAGGTAAATCTAGGTTACTAATTTTGCGCATCTTATTTGTTCTACCTAAATAAATAGGTGAGGTGTAAGCTTGTATCTGCGGTGCAATTACATCGTAACCGCCACCGATTGTAAGATACTCTTTAAACATGGTTGAATTTTCTCTTAAATAATCTATAAGTCTTTGCTTATAAAATTCCCCGTTGCTCATATATTTACGCTCAAGTAAATCTAATTGGCCTTTGGTTGGGCTGCTACTATCTTCGCTAGTCTTTTGCATTACGCCTTTACTAAAAAATTGAAAGCTAGTGCTTATAACCATTTCAGCAATTGTAAACCAACAAAGCGCATCCGTTATATAGTTATCAAGCAAGTTCTTTTCGTCCTGGCTTAAGTCACCTATTTCAATACCTTGTTGCAATCTATCATAAAACGTGCTACCTAAAGCCGGCAAAATAAATTTATCTTGCGCTAGTTTAATTAGTGGCTTTATTTGCTTGCCATCAATAGCGTCGCTTATCGCGGTGCGGCTTTTAATTAAGGTCTCGTTTATAAAAAGTATGTTTAAACTCATTGCTTATTTTTTTCTAGTTACTATTTTAACATTCCAACGATGGCGACAATATGGTCTATGGTTGCCGTTAGGCTCCGTAAACCAACCGCCTCTACGATCCCAAACCGAATAACCTAAACGCTCGCTTATGTTCTCTATGTCGGCACGGCTCCAAAGCTTAGTCTCGGCTAGTTGTAACATTCGCGCACAAAATGGTCTATTCTTATCATCCTTCGGCCCATAGTAAGTATATCTTAAAAGCACTTCGGTCTTAGTAGCTTTGTCGCCACCAGGAATCTTTTTTAGTGGCTCCGTTAACTTTCTTACTACCGGTGTATAATTAGGGGCTAATATACTTATTTCCATACCGGTTTGGACTAAGTACCCCTCAAGCTTTAGCGCCTCTAAAGCATTATCTATTTGTTGCACGCTTTTGTTAAGCACCTTAGCTAAAACCTCCGGCGTTATTTTTTTGTCTTTGCTAATTAAATCTAGCACGTTTGCTTTAAGAACGTTAATCTCTTCGTCTGCAAACTTTTCGTAGTTTCTAGCTTCGTGCGTTTCTACTACGTCAAAGTCATTAACATTATCGCCACACGCTGCAAACTCATTAAGTAATAATTCGTCTTGCATTGATGCGAATGCTTGCTCCGTTGCTGGATCATCGTCCACACCTAAGAACGTATTAACATCGTCCTCGGTAAATCCAAAACCATTCTTAAGCATTAAGCTAGCTTGCGCTTTGTTAATCTTACCATTCGCAAACTGACGCACAATACGCATAACGTTTTGGTGCTGGCGTCCGGTTAAGTTTTTAATAGACTCATTTGCAGCCGTTATTGGTTGCGGTGTAATCGTATTACCGCTTGCATCTATTGTAATGTCTTTAGGTACTAAGCCGGCTAAACTTCTAATTTCATCGCTTGTCATACTTTCTAAAACCTTATTAGCTACCAATGGACTAAGTGAATTAATGTTATCGCTAATAATTTGTGCTTGTGTTTTAACGCTTGTATCTAGAGCCTCCTTACCCATTAATTCTCTTATTTCATCTTTAGTCAAATTAGCAGCCATAATAGCCTCGGTAAATTCAAAGCTTAATGGTTCTACTGGTATAATTGTATGCTCACCAGGAATGCCGGCTAAGTTCATAAGCTTACTAAATGTAACTTCATGTTCTTGCTGGCGCTCGTTAACGTATGTATTTTGGAATATTTGGTATGCGTCTCTTATTTCGCTACGGCCTCCTAGTTGTCCTTCGGTTTTAATACCAAATAACATAGGGCTTGTAACTTGATGGCAACTAAATATCTCTTGTTGTATTAAATTATTGACGTTTGTAAAGTCCTCTTTTGTTAAACTTGTTTCGCCAAGGTCAACAATGTCTACTGCATTTTCTCTTGATGGGTTAAACGCAATTACTACGCGGTCGCCGTCATGGTTTGTAAATTTCTTTTTTAAATCCATTTCAACGTCGGCTTGCTCTTCCTCTTGAGGTAAGCCATTGTTAAAATT